CACGAAATTCTTCAGACTTGATAGTATCGATAAGTTGTTCAAAACCATCCTCCAGTTCTTTTAGTTTTGTGTTTGAATTTTTCAATCGTTGTGTACGAAATGACTCTTCGATTGTTTGCTCACAAGTAGGACAAGTGAGATTATCTGAAAAGAAATTTTGCTCACGTTTGATGGAATCCATCTTCTGCGAGATTTTTCCTTTCAGATTACCAAGTGTACGAATTTTAGTTTTAGCATCTTGAACACTTTCTAGTTCTTTTCGATATCTCAGAATTTCTTTCTCCTCAATCTGGTTATTCTGATTGAAGACATCAATATCAATATTCAACTCACTAATCTTATCTTCGTATTTTTGTAGAGTATTCTTTCCTCGGGTATCAAGTTCCTTAATAAAGTTTTCTTGCATCAAAACTTTATCAGATACTGATTCTTTTTTAAGATTCAATACTTTAATATCTTCCCGATGCTTCCTAAGTTGATCCTTGATGATATTATTCATCGTAGAAAAAACTTTAATATCTAGAATATCTTCAATAACTTCCCGTCTACCCGATGCTGGCAGTTGCATAAACGGTGTAAAATTACTGCTTCCCAGAATTACGATCTGAGTAAAAGACTTATAGTTCATCTTGAGAATACTTTGCTCAAGATATTTTTGCTGATCATTTGCAGATGCTGCTTGATCTAGAAGTGTTCCATCACGATAAATCTCAAAGATGTTTGGTTTAATGCCACGGACGATAGACCATTCTACTGATCCAATTCTAAATTCAATATTTACAACACAATCCTTTTCATTCGTAGAGTTAATCAGTTGCGGTTTATTAATCTTACGAAACGATTTTCCAAACAGAACAAATGTCAGTGCGTCAAGGATTGTAGACTTTCCTGCACCATTTGTTCCTATAATTAAACTATTCTGACATTCATCAAGTTGGACTTCGGTAAATTGATTACCAGTTGAGAGAAAGTTTTTCCAACTAATTTTCTTAAAATAAATCATGCTCTTCGGGCGGAACCACTAACTCATCACTACCAATAATAGCATACATGTAACCATGTTGACTACATGTTTCAAATAATAAATCTTCTTCAACTTCGACAGATCTCATCTTTGGAGAACCACTTTCCTCAAGCATCATGACAAAACGTTCCACATCATCTTCATTCTCCCAGATGTATAGAACGTTTTCACCATTCTCATCTGCTACAGAATATGCTCCCCTATCTTCTTCCCCGTCGATTACAATGATGTACATACTAGATCATTTCGCAAGCTTCCTGATACACCTCTTTGATAATTTTAGATAGTTCTGATTTATCCAAATCAATCTCAGACTCTTGTATGTACTTATTTAACAAACTCAAAGTGTTCTCAGATTCAATCTCTTCAATTTGATCTTTTGAATACCAACCATTGAAGTCTTGACTTTCTACAATCTTTAGATCTGCAACGTTTGCAACGTAAAACTTATCAATAAACTTTTCAAAGTTTTTGTTGTTACTCTTCTTTCGGACAATGACCTTCACAATCATATCCTGATACTTTGAAAAGTCAAAGGTCTTATAATCAGTATCCTCATAGTAAACGTGATGAAAAATACTATAAGGATTATTAACAAATCTATGCTCTAAAGTTTCAGTGTCAAAGATTGTAAATCCACGTACATCGTTTACATCGTTCCAGTAGATTTCGTATGCGTTTCCTGTGTAGTGGATGTTTTGATCATTCGATCTAGTGTGATAGTGACCGCTGAAGACCTTGGTGAACTTCTTAAATAATTTGCTCTCATGACCATGCTCCATGATGCACTGTTTATTAGCGGCAAATCCTCGGAGTTCAAGGTGCCCCATCGCAATCTTGCTAGTTGTCTTTTTAAGAAGTTTGAAAGTAGTTTCCTCATTTTCTTTGTTAATCCACGGAATAAACATTAGTTTTAGACCGTCAATAGTAACCTCAGAAGGTTCGGAATACACTTCTACATTCTTGTATTCACGAAGAAGAAGGTCAACTGCATTTACATTATTAGTATTTTTATAAAATGCAGTGTGGTTTCCTACAATAGTATGGACTTTACATCCCATACTTTCCAGAACATCATAGTAATTATCCTTTGCCCACTTAAGTGAACTAAAGTTGATACCAGTTCTGTTGTCAAAGGTATCCCCCATATCAACAATCGTAGTGATTCCCTCCTCTTTCAGAGTCGGGAAAAATACATTATTATAAAACTTCAGAAAGAAATCATGAAAGAGTTTTGAATTCTTACGTGCTCCAAAGTGTTGATCAGTAATAAGGGCAATCTTCATACGTTATTTGAACCCATTCCTCTGAGTTTAGAATAGACAGCATCTTTGATGCTATTATAGTCCGCATAATTTGAGTTGTCAATAGTATTGTCATTGACAAACACCTGATCATATCCTGTCTTCTCTAGAATTTTATTCTTAATGTCCAACTGCTTCTTTTCTTTTTGGATACGTCTCAGAAATGCATAGTGAATAATCTGAGTAAAGTATGCAAAAGGATTTGTAGATTTCTCTGGATTGAAATTATGAATATACTGAATACAATTCTCAACTCCATCAGAGATCATGTCATCTTTGAAGATGTAGTTGACAAAGTTTGGTTTGTATGATAAATGAGTTGCAATCTTAAGGAAACACTCTCCAAGGTAATTTGTAATACGAGGTTTTGGTTCACCTTTCTCTGCTGCTTCAGCAATTGCCTTCTTGTATTCTACAATTGCATCTAGAAACTCTCTATTATTTACATAATGTTCTGATTGTTTTTTTCTTGGCATTCATCTTTACCAGTAATTCAATATGTTCTTATTATAGCATAGCTTGACAAACATGTAAAATATGAGTAGAATATCTCTGTTGAGGTTGATAAGGAAGTTATAGCTACTAGCTTTTAAACAGTTTTTCTAAGTACTTACGGGTATCATCTACAGAAGATAGATATCCCATTTTTCTACTTAGTTTATATTTTTGATTATCTTCCTTTGTTTTTCTACAAAAAGATCTATACATTTTGATTGTATGATCATCTTGACACTCTACTATTGTTAAAACATCTTCCATATTCAAAAGTATCATGTCTGAAGATGATGTTTTTAACCAAGGATCTATTTTATAACATGCTTGACCTCTAATTACTATTTCATCAATAGTAACTGGATCTAATAACATTAGAAATGTTTTATCACCTTCGTTAGAAGGTGATACCATAGAGAATATTTCTTCAGTATTTTTAAGTTTTATTGTTGCGTAAAAATCTGTATATTGTTTTTCCATTAGTTTTTTAAATCGATGTTTATAATATCGTAATTAAATTTTTCTTGATTATAGATTTTAATTCTTTCAATAAGGTGATTGAGAGTATAGTTTTTCAAACTTCTAACTGTGCAGTCATCTGCAATATCATAAAGAGTTGCTTTATTCTTGTTCTTACCCTTTCTTAAAACTCTACCTATTGATTGTAGATTGCGGATTCTTGATTTAGACGGACTAGCAAAAATAACATTATGAAGATTTCTAATGTTAATTCCCGTTGAGAAAGTTCCATATGATGCTACAATAATTGCATTACTTTCATTCTCAGTTATTCGTCGGACTTCTTCTCTTTCTTCAGAGTCAACTCCACCGTGGACAAAGAATACTTTTCGTCCTTCACTTACGGAACTATTTATCTTTTCAAAAAGAGGTTCACCATGTGTGGCAACCCGACTATAAAGTATTAATGTGTTACCTTCCAATCCTTTCGCAAGATTGACTATAAATTTATTTCTTTTTTCATGCGTAATTAAATATTGTATTTCATCTTCATAAGTATCAAATTTTCTAGGATCATGCTTTAAAATAAGACATCTAATTTCTAAATCCGATACATGTCCTTTCTCCATCAGTTCTGATGTTCTTGTCACACGATAACATGGACCAAACAATCCCTCTAGAACCCATTTGTGAGTTTGAGTTCCATCAAGTGTTCCAGTAAAACCATACCGATACTTAGTATGATGAAGGTGTGTCATGATTGTAATGAGAGACTTACTCTTAAATAAGTGTGCCTCATCACCAATGACTACATCAAAGTCTTCAAAATAACTACGTTCTAATTTATAAATAGACTGCCATGTAGTAACGGTTACAGGGAGATCCGTTTGTTTTTCACATCCTGCGTATATTTTGTGACAGTATGAATCAGAATCCCATCCATAGTCCCGAAAGTCAGAGACGAGTTGATCTACTAGACTGGTCGTTGGAACAACTACAAGAATTTTTCGACCTTTATCCACATGATATCTCACGACAGCGTAAATCATCAGACTTTTTCCTGACGCAGTGGGACTTAACAGAATCTTTCTGTTATATTTTAATGCATCATGGACTGCTTCAATCTGATAATTTCTTGGGGTTAGAGCAGTTATCGAAGCAAGATAATCTTTAACTCCTTCTAAACTAATTTCTTTATTAACTTCAAAAGGTTTACCATAGTACTTGTTTGTTACAAACTCATACGTGTAATTGTAATTGCTACAGAATTCGACAAGTCTATGTAAGAGACCTATGTAAAGTCTCTTTGTCCTCATATCAAATAAGTGTATCTCTCCGTTCCAATTTCTTTTACGATATTGGGGCATAAACTTTGCCCCAGGAACTTCAAATCTAAAATGATCTCTTAATTCGTATTCAATGTGTGGTTCAGTTTTGATTTTAAGATATACTTCGTTTACTTTTTCAATAATTAGATTAGCCATATCCAGCTTGGAATTTCAAAAATTCAATTGAGTTTTTTATTTGGTATGTTCGATTAGATATTTGTTTAAGAATACTATCAACATAGTTGATCATTACCTGATAATATTCGATCTTCATACTGATAGTAGATAGTTTCTCATCAGCATCAAGATACTTGTTCATAGCATCTTTATCTCTTACTTTTTTGGGGAAAGGATCTTTCTGATAAACATCGGGATCTGCTTTACCAGAATAATATTCATATCTTTCGTGTCTGACATTTTTTCTTTGCTGCTCTGCCTTTGCTTTTAGGAGAAGCAGATTATTGTAAATGTCATAGTATTTAGAATGCAAAACAGGAATGTTTATTGACTCCTGATGTAAATTATCCATATCGATTTGAGAATCTTTTTCCCACATCGATTTAATCATACTAATATCAAATGTCATAATTAAAAATTACAAATTGTTTGTTGAAGAATTACCTGCTACGTTTACATTATACTCGTTAGTTATTGTATATACAGAATATTTGAAAGTTACTGATGCACTAAAATATTGAATGTCTGTATCCGTAGAATCGAATTCTAAATCTGATAAAGATACTGGGAACATATCTTTAAACATCACATTATATTGTAAATTTTCAGTATTTGTTAATATTTGTAATACACCATCCGAATATACATTCATTTGAGTATTTTGAGAAAATGGTTTCCCAGTCAAAGTTGTTTCTTTCTGTAAATCATAAACTTCTGAAAGTGATTCTGGAAAACCTAATCCTCTAATCCAATTTTGGATTTCTAGATAATTTTTTAAATCTTCATCAACTAAAAATCTTACTGTAAAATCATTAAAATCCATCATGTCACCAGGAACAGGAATTGCCTTTAGGTAAGATCCCTGCTCTGCAACCCCTAAACTAAGTCCAGGAATATTTGCTGAATTGGTAAAATATGCCAGTTGAGGTGCTCTTGCTAAAGAGAATTTAAATCCAACTGGTGACAGAAAATTTCTATTTTGAATCTGTCTTTTGTAAGCATTCGACATGATCTAAAGATCTTTAGATATTCTATTTATTACTCCAGTCCCATAAGGTAATTTCCAAGTGCTTGCTTTAGTTCTTCTGTCGTCAATGATGGTTCTTCTTTTAAATATTGCTCCAAAACATAAACACAATGATTCTTAATTGCATCATCACTAGACCATGAAAGTCTATCGTTTACAATGTCTCTTGGTGTCTTTAGCATGATAGTTTCTCTGCTTTACTATGTATGCATAAAAAAAGAAGGTCCGAAGACCTTCAAGCAATTCTTGTACATTGATAACCGTATTGTTTCCGTTTTTTATTATAAATTCTCTTACTAGTCCATTGAATTCCCATTTCCCTAACAGTTGGTGGAGGTGCTGGCCGACCTTTATCTGCGTCAAGTTCATCCTTTGACATTGGTTTGAAAAATGATTCTCCAACATCATATGTATACCAAGGGTAACGTGGTTTTGAACCTCCAGAACGATTGGACATTGATACTGCTTCTTTGACTTCATCGGAAGTCATTTTAGTGTAGAGGGAATCGGTTTGGAAAACTTGATCGAGTTCGGGATAAAGTGGCATTGTAATATCAATTGAAAACAACTTTTCAAATTATAATAGATAAATCAACTGTTGTCAAGGCATAAAAAAGGACCTCCGAAGAGGTCCAATGAAACCGTGTGAAAAGGATCACATGAGGTTCTTAACGGTTACACGTCTGTAGTAACGGTTGGAGTTGGTGGTTAGTCCACCGAGACCCTGGTTGGTGCCTTCTGCAAATGGGTTAGCAACTAGACCATAACGGGTCTTGAAGCCAATCTTTGGCTGGAAGGTATTCTCACCAACTGCACGAACCATCTGGAGAGGAACGTATGGGCAGTAGAAGAGACCTGCGTCATAAGGTGAAGAACCCTTATAAC